AAAGTCACTAGAGTATTGCGCTACATCAGATATTTTTAGCTCGTCTACATAACCAGCAAAAGTAGTACCTATTTCTATATTAGAAGTAAAGGTAAGGTTGTTTTCTGCAAAGCTTGAGTTTGCAATAGTATTACCATTATAGTGTAAATATATACGCTCATTCTCTAAACTACGAGTTAGTGCTACATGAGCCCAGCGGCGTTTAGCAAATTGCTGTGCTTCTACGTCTGTATTAGATCCTTGTATAGTAGTTAAGCTACCATCTATATTAGCCTCAAAAGCCAAGCCATACTGGTTTGCAAGCTTAAGCTGCATGTAGTTAGAAGCATCAGTATTAAAAGCGAATAGTACATTATCTTGTAAAGTAGGTTTATCTACTCTAACAAACATTTCTACTGTAAAGTCTGTTTCTTCAAACTGTAGCTGGGCAGGAACTGGAGTAGTACTTATATAAGAGTTATTATCTAAACTTAGAGAAGAGCTTCCAAACTTTTTAATCTTTGAATTGATGCGGGCACCGTTATAAAATGTAAAAGAAGTATCATCATTACTAGAGTCTATAGGAGTTCCTATAGTTGTAGGATCAGCAAGAGTTACATGCTCTACACCGTTAAATTCTGTGACTTGATATACGTTGTTTAGCGGCAGTCTACTAACAAAAACAGAAGACTTACCTCCATCAAACAGTTCTACATAATTATTGGCTAATACTTCTTGCCCTATATAATGCTCTACTACACCTGTAGCATAGCTCACAATATTAGATAATCTAGCATCTTGAGTGTTGCTAGAAATACTTAGATAATCTTTTACTTGTTCAAGAGATATATAAGTATAACGACCCATATTTTCTTCAAAACGTTCTACCATAAGCACCTTCCTATCAAATAAGGGGAGGCGTATTACCGCCTCCCCCGCTATTTATTTTAAATTGTGAGGTTAAAATTAACCAGCCTGAATTGTAACAGCATATGCATACTTAGAGGAGTCTAGAGCTGCGCTGCTGTTAGTTGTAAGAGCCTTAAAGTCAAAGCGAGTGCTCATGTACATCGCTGTAACTTGCTGGCGTGGTTCGTATTCACTTTCGATTTCAATACCACGACGCTCGGCAATCATAAAGCCAGGCTTATACATAAGTACACCAAGATGGTTACCAGTGCTTCCTACGTTATCAAGGAATTCAGAGATAGCGATAGGAATACCGTATACCGCACCTACAGAACCTGTTAGGTAAGTAGCGTTTGGACCAAACTTATCTACTGTACGGAAGTCAGAAGTAGTTACTAGGTTGTTATATCCTTCAATAGAAGTAACAAATACTAGGTCATTACCGAGCTGAAGACCATACTTACCCATAGATGTTCTAGCAGAGGCGATATCAGAAGGATCAACTTTATCAGAAGCAGAACCAGTATCTACCATTAGAGAAGCGTCTTCACAAAGATTTGTGATACCTTCGATAACAGATGCGTAACCAGTACCAGCTGAGATGCTGTTAGTTGGGGACGCAGTGAAGCCTGTTAGAGCGCCTGTACCGCGAAGAATAGACTTATCAATAGCACGAGCTAGTCGACGAGTAGCCGCAGCACGTAGGAAGTCTAGAAGAGGAAGAACAGTATCTTCTTCTTCGTCTTTTGCTAGGTGAGTTGTAGCCATAAACTTGTGTGGAGTAAAGTCTACGGATGCGATAGTGTTTTGGTTAGAAGTTGGTACGTTTGTAGTATCACCAATTCCTGTTGCAAAAGTACCACTCTTGAACATTGCAACATCACCATCAGTGTCTTCATCAGCGACTGGTACACGGAAAGTTTTAGCATCTACTGCAATGCGGTTAAACATTGGAGCAATTACTAGCTGCTGTTCCATCTCAGTATAGATGTTGGAAGAGAAGTTAGAAAGGAATTGATCAACTGTAGTAACAGCTTTCATACGGCTACCGTATTTAGTGTCAAATACATCACGCTTGTTAAGCATCTTCGATAGAAGAACAGCGTTTGCCATTTCTTTATCAGAAAACTGTGCGCTTGCGCGAGAATTTTCTTGGTAGTGCATTTTGCTAGTCTGAAGAGCGCTAAGCTCTTCCTTATACTTAGAAATCTGGCTTTGAAGTTCTTTTACTTCTGCAGTTTCTGATACAGAGTTATTATCTCCGTACTTATCTTTAGCATCTGCCTCTTTTATGATAGCTTCACCAGTTTTTTCAACTAGATCTGCAACTCTAGGCTCGGAAACAGTAGCTGTTTCTTTTTTAGTGTCGATCTCGGCTTCTTTTTTAGCAGTTTCGAGATCTATATTGTCTACGACTTGTTCAGCCATTTTGTCGTTCTCCTTTGTTGAATCATCGTGAAGCTCGTCAGGCGTGTTTTTATTAGAAACCGTGTCTTCACTTTCAGTCATATTTGTAGTTTTATTAACTTGTGAAATTTCTTCTGCATTCACATTAAGGATATTATCACAGTCTTTGCCATCGGCGTCAATTTCTAAAAATTTAAAGATTGGGCTTTGGGCAGTCGGTATTTCTAGGACCTTATACATTTTATCTTTAAAATTTACTAGGTCCCCACTCGCTAGTCCTTGAACTTCAGCAGATAAAAGATTAACAAAAGGAATAGACTCGTTCGGGTCTTGTACCTCTAACTCTTCTTCATCTTCTTCAGTATCTTTAGCTTCTTCCGCATCTTGAGATGCTGTTATAGTTTTTTCTTCAGTGTCTTCTACGGTATGTCCACCTTCAATGGTAGCTTTTTCTAAAGAATTTTCTTCAACCGCGTCACTTTTTACTTCTTCTGAAGTGTCTGTTTTAGCTTCGCTCATTGCTTCCTCCTCAGTAGGTGATAAAGGTCTCTCGTTTATAGATTGGCCTTCGTCTGCGTCATGAATTGGAACACCCATCATAGTTATTTCGTGAGTATGTCCTTCACTATCTAAAATAACACCATCTACTATTTTGTGAGTGTGGTTATGCATATGAGAAGCATAGGTTGTTACGCCGTTTCCATTCTCGTCTATCTCTATAGTATGATAGTGTCCCTTAGACATATCTGTGATGCCGGCTTTTATACCGTTCATCATTTTTTCTTTTTCTTCTGCGCTAATCTCTTCAAAGCTCTTTAAAAAATCTTTGTAGTTATCTTCTGAGTCAAAACTCTTTCTGACACTAAACAAAGAGTCTTGATTACAAGGTACACTCACAACAGATATTTCTAATAATTCTACGTCTGTTATAAGCATAGAATCATCTTCTCTATTATATTTGCCGTCTTTTACTCTAAAACCTACACTAAAACTTTTTAGCGCACCATCTTTAATTAGAGTTTGAACTCCGTGAGTTTTTTCTGCAGCTTCGCTTACAGAACCTTCTACGAATATACCCTTTTTATCTACAGCAATATTGTCAATACGACCGATTGGGCAGTCGTGTTTATGCTGATAAAGCATAACAGGGTTTTTTCTAAAGTTCTCTACGCCTTTAGCCCAGGCTTCTGCTGTAACAACATCTCCTGCGCGATCTTTTGTAGTAGTATTAGCATAACCTGCTATACGTAAAGACTTAGAGCCTTTTTTAAAAGATTTAGCTTCGAAAGAACTGTTAAGATAAAATGTTTTGTTAGTCATTAGTTACTTCCTCGCTTGTAGAATCTTCTTCTACGGGTCTACCACCTTGAGTCGCATCAGTAGCGCTTCCTGTAATATTCTGTGGTATTCTTATATTATCATTACCATCAATTTTTGCAAATCTTAATCCTTCACGAGCTTCATTCGGGGTTATAATTCCCGTGTTCACCAGAGTAGAATAATAAATAGCTTGAGTTCTGTTATCAGGCTGAAGAGCGGGAACACTTAGTTTATCAGGCCGGATAGTTACATTATTATTAAAATAATGCGAAAAAGCACTACAAAATTGATTTAGTATCGGCAGTACTGTATGTAGATAAAATAGTTTTTGATTTGCGTCAATATTAGCATTATTACCTGATTTAAGAAGTACGTAAGGTACTCCAATAGCTTTTGCCATATCTTGCTGAATACGCTCAATTGACTCTTCAAAGTCTAGTTGATCAAAATTGACAGTTGAGAATCTATCTATTTTAAGACCGCCATCTAATATAGCAGGATTACGTGCACCATCGAATATTGTAGTGTACGTAGACCTCCAAGCTTCTAGAAGTCGCTCTTTAACTCGTCTAGAAAGGATGCTGTCTGTAGTAAGAACAAATCCGGGCAGTGCGTTATTCTTAAAAAACTGCCGTTGAAAGTTAATCATATAGTAATAAAGCTCCATAAGCCTAATTACAGACTTTAGCTTAGAAGTTCCCCTAAATATAGACTCAGAGTTCTCATTCATTATATGTATTATTTCATGAGCTTCAAACCGTATAGCTTCTGCTTTACGAGTTTGTTTAGCGTATCCAAAAAAGTCTGAACTTTGTTGGTTGCTTACTAAATAATTATAATGAGATACAAAGGCTTTAGAGTCAGGAACAACCTCCACATCATTAGCTGGTAATAGATATATACTATCACCATCATAATAGAAAAAGGCGTTACCGTCTAAATGAAAATCTAAAAAAGCACGCCTAAAAAGACGCGCTCTATCCTCAAAAGGATTAGGTTTAACATTTAGTAGCTTATTTACTTTTTTAGCAGGACTGTTGCCTTCGACTACAAGAGGAATCTCTACACAAGCACTTATAATCATTTCTACAGAGCGGTGAATTACTTCTATTTCTCTATAGGCTTGTTCATAATCTACTATAGTCTCTGGAGAAGCATACGGCTCTAAAGAAGCCATAGACGGTTGAGCCGGGTTTAGTTTTTCGGATAGCCATTGTCTCCAAGGCGCTATATCTTTAGTTGCCATTTTTCTCTTTCTGTATATCTAGCCAATTTTTAATTTTAGGAGCTAAATGATTACTGTACCTCTGTCCATAAATAGTATGAAGCCGTTTATGGTGGTCTGAACAAAGAGTGTATAAGTTTTCTTTAGACAGCTTTTCTGTATAGTCTTCAGCAAAACGCACTCTATAATCAAGTATCTGTTCTTCTGTATCTACACTTGCTATACTGTTTTTAGATAACCATTCATTAAATAATTCACTTACGCTGTATAGATGGTGCAGCTCTAATTTTTGTGTACAACCGCATATATAGCAGTAGTCTCTTAACTTATAGTCTTTTTTAATATAGTCACGTATATAACGTAGTGGTAATCTTTTAAGCTCTGTCATCTATTTATTGTATTAAAAATTTTGTAATAGTCCAATTATTTAAGCATATATAGATATATTACTCATTTTATGGTGAGTATATAGTGCATAACGCACAGCATCACTAGAATGAGAAGGCCAATCATGCTGCGGTTTAGGTTTCTCGGTATTAGTATTCCAAGCATAAGCTGTCATAGCTTTAAAAGTGTGCATACCGCCTTCTATATCAAATAGCAGCTTATCGTGCTCAATTAGTGACTGAACAAAGTTTATTCCATCATTTACAGACTTAATAGCGTTTTCGCAATATATATCATAGTCGTACGCAAAGTCAGCCTTTACCTGTGCTGCTGCCGAGTCTATATATATCGTATCTATATTCCACTCATCAATTTTATCTTGTATAGCCTTGGCAAGTTGTGATGTAGTACATTCTTGAGATACAAACTCGTCTAATATATAATACCTTTCACCGTCGTATCCTATTACTATAAAAGCATTAGGATCTCTATATCCTACGTCTAGCCCTGCTATAACTTCAATAAATCGTTGTTCTGTATAATCACCTAAATGCTTATCTTCGCTTAAGTGTTCATATATCTGAGATTCTGTGGTAGTCCATTCACACTCATACTCTTGTAGATATAGAGCGCGTGTCATAGAGCGGCGAGCTTCTTCTACGTCAGACTCTGATAACATAGGGTTTGAGCGCCAGGTGTATAGTGCAGAACCCCAATCTTCATATTCATCTTCTTTACCTCGTAAAAAATAGTTATAAAGATAATTGCCTTTACCGCGAGGAGTAGAAATCCACAAACAACGTGAGTCTTTAAACGTTGATAGTGCCGGACGTAAGTCACGAATAAAGTATTCGTCATTAGGAATAATAGCAGCCTCATCTACGATAAGTAGATTAGCTGCGCGTCCAACTAACGAGTCCCGATTATTAGCTGACAGCAGCCTAAATACTGAACCATTTATAAGCTTTACAACTTTATCTTTTTGGTTAAAGCGCTCTACCTCAATATCGAGCTGTTTAATTAGGTCTGTAACGTAGTCCCAAATAATAGAGGATAGTGAAAAGTTAGGAGCTACTACCATCACTTGCTGTCCTGGCTCAAGTAGTTTAGCAAAGGCTAGTATAGCAGCGCCATAAGATTTGCCCGTGCGTCGTCCGGCAATATGCACAAAAAAACGATTTGTATTAAGCCCTTCGACCATAGCTTGCTGAGACTTATTAAAGCGCACGGGTACTGGTAGCTTTTCAAGCAGCTTTTCAATAGGTAGTTTAAAAAAAGGTGTTGTCATAGAAATCCCTATATAAGTATTGATAGTTAAAGTGCTGAAAATTCTTGCTCAAATGTAATAGTGTAATCGCCAGCAGTTACTTTACTAACAGCAACTGCTTCCGCATCAAAGCATTTTTGTACATGATCATGTACTATTTTAGCAATCTCTAAAATTTCTGCATTTGTTGTGTTTCTAAAGGTTAATATATTCTCGCCATCTATAATTTTTGCGCATTTCCAGATTGAGTTTTCTGCTCTTTTACCTTGTTGTATTGCAACAGCGACGTTAGATATTCTATTCTGACTCTCTACTGTTGTATCAATAAACCATTGGTCATTGTTATAATCAGTCCACAATAAGCCTTCTGCTTCTTTGCTATACCTGTCAGATGCTATTTTACTAATCAATAAAGGTTCTGCTTCTTCGGCAGGTTTATCGTTTACTGTCCACGTTCTATACCAAGCACCATTAGATTGTGTGTAGGTTTCACTGAGTGTTTGAGTGACAGTGTTATATGATGGCTGTGGTGTATCATTACATGGATATACTCCATATTCTGTTAGTGTCTCCTCCGGAATTTCCTTCGGAAAACTTACGTTTGGATTTTCGCGGCGTAGTAAACCC